CGTGCAGGCGATGGCCTTCAGGGGCGGGGCCAAGTCGACCATCTACGAGGAGGGCCTGATCATTCGCGGGCTCTACCGCGAGTTCAAGAACGCCATGGTCGTCGGCGCATCGATTCCATTAGCGGCTGAGCGTTTGGAATCGATCCGCCATGAGCTGGAGACCAACGAGAAAATCGAGGAGATCTACGGGCTGCAGGTCGGCCCCACCTGGACCGCCGACGAACTCGTCCTCGCCAACGGCGTGCGGGTCATCTCGCGCTCGCGCGGCCAGGCGATGCGCGGCACCAAGTTTCACGACATGCGCCCCGACTTCGTCTTCGTCGACGACATCGAGGACGACGAGGATCTGCTGCCGCAGCTGCGCGCCACCAAACGCTGGTTCTGGACCACCCTCGTCCCGGCCCTCGACGCCCAGCCGACCCTGCGCATGGCGGTCACCCCGGTGCATGTCGAGAGCCTCGCCGAGGACAATCGCAAGGATCCCAGCTGGCGCACCCGCGTCTATCCGATCAAGTATCGCGATGAGCATGGCCAGTGGAAGCCGACCTGGCCTGGCCGGTTTCCACTTGGCGATATTGACGACAAGCAGGCCTCGTTCCGCCAACGCGGCATGGCTCGCGAGTTCGCCATGGAGTACATGTGCGAGGTGTCTTCGCCAGAGGACCGGGTGTTCTTGGCCCACAAGTTCAAGGTCGAGCCGCAGGTGCGCACCTGGCAGGCGCTCTACGCCATGGTCGATCCGGCCAGGACCGTGCGCGAGACCTCGGCGACGACGGGCTTTGCCAGTTGGTCGTGGATCGGCGGGCGGCTGGTGGTGTGGGACGCCTGGGGTCGCCGCCTTCTCCCCGACGAGATCGTCAAGGCGATTTTCGACTTCGCCGAGCGCGAGCAACCCACTTGGATCGGCGTCGAGGAGGACGGCCTCAACGAGTTCCTGCTGCAGCCGCTGCGCGCCGAGATGGTCAGGCGCGGGATGCCCATCCCGCTGCGCGCCGAGAAGGCGCCCAAGGGCAAGCTGCAGTTCATTCGTGGATTGCAACCGTTCTTCAACAACCGCGAGGTGATCTTCGCTCAGCCGCTGCCCGACCTGGAGGCGCAGCTGCTGGGCTTTCCCAACGGCGACATCGACGCCCCCAATGCGCTCGCCTACGCCCTGCGCATGCGTCCGGCGGCGCCGCTGTACGACGACTTTGGCCCCCGCTTCGTCAACGACAGCCACCCGGCCCCACAGCCCGCCTGGCTGGCGATGAACGCCACGCCGTCGTCGGTGTCGGCGGTGCTGGTGCAGGCCCTCGACGGTCAGCTGCGCGTGCTCGCCGACTATCTGCGCGAGGGCGACGCCGACGAGTGGGCCGAGCGCCTGCTGCAGATGGCGCAGCTCGACGCGGGCCGTGGCGTGCGCGCCGTGGTGGGCCCCGCCCACTACGAGCGGTACGCCAACGCCGGTCTCGTCCAGGCGCTCAAGCGCATCCCAGTTGAGGTTCGCCGAGGCGTCGACCCTCAACTGGGCCGCGCTCATCTGCGTGGTCTGATGCAGCGCGAGCTGCGCGGGCAACCCTTACTCAGGGTTTCACCCGAGGCGCGCTGGACTCTCAACGCCCTGGCGGGTGGCTACGTCAAGGCGATGCTCAAGGGCGGGGTGATCGCCGACTACGCTGAGGAGGGGCCTTACAAGTTAGTTATGGAAGGCCTGGAGAGCTTCGCCGGTCTGCTCAAGACAGTCTTGTCGGATGACGACGCAACAGATTTGAATTATGCCTACACCGCCGATGGGCGCCGCTATGTGAGCGCCCTCGCACGGAGGTGAGCCATGCCGGTTCCCAGTCCAGCCTACCAGCTGAAGGCCGCCAAGGCCGACGCGCAGTCCGAGGCGCAGTACAACAAGCAGCACGGGACCAAGTCGACCATCGACAAGCGATCCTATGAATCGCTGCAGAAGTACTATTCAGGGGCGAAGCCTCACAATCCGGGCGCTGAAGCTCATCACGCTCAGATGAAGGGTCACCTGAACGCGATGAACGGCAAGAAGTAGTCCGATGCCGCCCCGCAGTGAAGCTCAGCGCAAAGCGATGCACGCCGCCGAGAAGGGTCACTCGACTCTCGGCATCTCACGCAAGGTCGGCAAGGAATTTTCCAAGGCTGATAAAGGCGGCAAGCTGCCCAAACGGGTGAAGAAGAAACGCTGATGGCGCGCAAGAAGTCGAAGCGCAGCGATGAACTCAGCAGTCGCGCGGCTGTGCGCGACAAGTTCCTCGATGTGCTCGACGACGTCGACAAGGGCCTGCTCGACCAGCGTGAGCGCACCGATGACATCATGGATGCGTGGGACGCCTATAATTGCATCCTCGGACCCAAGCAGTTCTACAACGGCAATTCGCAGATCTTCGTGCCGATCATCGCCGATGCAGTCGGGGCTCGAGTCACTCGCTTCGCCAATCAGATCTTTCCGGTCTCGCAGCGCAATGTCGAGGTGACCACCGAGAACGCCGACATCCCCCACGCCACCATCGCCCTCCTGGAACACTACATCCGCCGCGCCAAGCTGCGCACCCAGGTCATCCGCCCGCTGATCGTCAACGGCGACGTCGAGGGCCAGTACAGCCTCTATGTCGGCTGGAAGGAGGTCAAGCGACGGGTGGTCCGGCGCGAGAGCCTGCCGCTGATCGTCGACGGCGTCGAGCAGCCGGATCTGGGGACGGTCGACGACATCGTCGAGGAGGAGATCGTCGAGGGCGAGCCGGACATCGAGGTGATCGCCGACAACGACCTCCTCGTCCTGCCGGTGACCGCAGACTCCATCGACGATGCGCTGCGCCAGGGCGGGTCGGTCACCATTATCCGGCGCTGGACCAAGGCCAGGATCCGCCAGAAGATCGACGACGACGAGATCGTCGAGAGCGAGGGCGAGGCGCTGATCGCGGCGATGCGCAAGGTCGCCGAGACCGGTCACCGCGACACCGCCAAGAACCTCGCCCAGGCCGCCGGGATCAAGCGTAACGGTCAGTACACTCAGGTGTTCGAAACCTGGACCAATCTCAAGCTCGACGGCGAGTATCAGCTTTGCCGGGGCTATTACGGCGGCGATCAGGTCGTCCTCGGCCTCAAGCGCAACCCCTACTGGTGCGACAAGTGTCCGGTGCTGTCGGGCGCCGCCGAGAAGGTCACCGGGGTGTTCAAGGGCAAGTCGGCGCTCAGCCAGGGCGTCCTCGACCTGCAGATCTTCGCCAACGACACCTGCAACGAGGGGGCCGACACCGCCCACTTCTCGGCGATGCCGATCATCTTCACCGATCCGGAAAAGAACCCCAACGTCGGCTCGATGGTGCTGGGCCTGGCCTCGGTGTGGATGACCTCGCCCAACGACACCAAGTTCGCCCAGTTCCCCGAGCTGTGGAAGGACGCCTTCGCCCGCATCGCTGAGTGCAAGGCGCAGATCTTCCAGTCGTTGAGCGTCAACCCGTCGATGCTGCCACAGTCGACCGGCGGCAAGGCCAAGCGCAATCAGGCCGAACTCGCCACCGAGCAGCAGGTCGACATCCTCACCACCGCCGACGCGGTGACCAACATCGAGGAGGTCATCCTCACCCCGCTGGTCGAGCGGATCCTCGAATACGATCACCAGTTCCGCGACCAGCCGCTGATGGTGAAGCTGTTCGGCCAGATGGGCCGCAAGGCCAACATGCAGATGGTCGAGCCGATTCAGCTCAACCGTCGCCATGAGTTCCGCTGGTTCGGCGTCGAGGCGGCGCGCAACGTCGCCCAGGTGCAGCAGCAGATCGGCATGGCCAACGTGCTCAAGGAGGTGCCGCCGCCGCTGTACCAGGGCTATCGGCTCGACTTCGCGCCGCTGATGACCCAGCTGGTCGAGAATACCTTTGGCCCGCGCCTGGCCCCGCTGACCTTCGTCTCCATCGCCGACGACATCACCGTCGATCCCAACGAAGAGAACCTGATGCTGGAGCACGGCTTCGACCTGCTCACCCATCCCAGCGACAACGATCCGCAGCACATGCAGGCGCACATGCAGCTGCTGCAGATGGGCGACCCGCACGGGACGGTGCGGGTCCACCTGCAGCGGCATCAGCAGCAGATGCAGATGAAGGCGCAGGCCGCTGCCCAGCAGCAACAGCAAGGCCCGCCTGGGGCCTCGCCTGGCGGTCCAGGCGGGCCCCCGCCGGGGGCGAGTCCCGCTGGTCCGCACGCGGTCAAGGGCCCGCCAGGTCAGATCCACCAGGATCGCCTGCCCGCAGCAGGCGTGGTGCAGATGCCGAGGCGAATGTAGATGAACATGCCGCTCGCGCCCAAGTTTCTTGAGGTGACGCTGACCAGCGGCGCCCCGGTGTTGTTGAACATGTGCGCGATTGCTTACGCGGTCGCCGATGGATCCGGGTCGAAGATCTATCTGTTGACTGGGACCAATGATGCGCTGAGCGTGCAGGAAGCTTTCGCCTCGCTCACGGTCGCCGCAGGCGCCTACCTGCTGACGCGGCCAAGTCCTGTCCCCTACGGCTGAACAGCCTGTCAACAAACACCGTTGACAGATCTGTCGTGTTAGGCCCAGCATAAGGGCCTCGCCTCGTCCCACGCACGGGACCATCGAGCCGACCGCTCGCTAAAACGGTTGTGGAGCTGTCCATGCTGCCGAACTCGCTGTTTGGGCCGCGCATCGCCTACGCCCCCGAGAACGATCAGGGAGCCACCTTCGATGAAACGGAAATCGACGAAGGGCTCGAAGAGCTTGATGAGCCAGGGGACGAAGGGGAAGACGAAGACCGCCTCGATGAGGATGACGGCGGACAAGTCGATGCCGGAACAGATGAAGGGGAAGACGACGGACGGTCTGAAGCCTCACCCGCATCGCAACCGGTAAGACGCTCCAGGGCCCAGGCCCGCGTCGAGGAAGCGATCCGGCGAGCCAAGACCGCCGAAGACGAACTGGCCAGGTTGCGCAGCGCGCAGCCAACCGGTCCGACCCGCGAGCAGCAGGAGCGAGACGCCGCAATCGAGCGCGAGCGACTCGCCAACATGGATCCCGAGCAGCGGCTGGAATACCGCATCGCGAAGCAGGACGAAGCGCATCGGCGAGAAATCGCCCAGCTGACCTTCACGATGCAGGATTCGGCGGACCGCACGGCCTTCGACGGTTACTGCGCCCGCACCCCCGTTGCTCAGAAACTCCGCGACGAAGTCGAAGATCGTCTCGCCGAGATGCGGCGGGGCGGCACGACGGCGCCGCGCGAAACAGTTCTGCGGTGGGTGATCGGAGATCGCGCCCTGGCCAATGCGAACCGCGCCAAGGGTCGGGCGACCAAGCGAGCCGACGTCAACCGCACCAGTCAGACGACCCGTCCCGGTTCGGGGCGGGGCGACACCGCCGCCGAGGGGCGGCGGGCCTCAGCCGACAGTCGCGAGGCGCGAGCCAGGCGGCTGGAGGGGGTGAAGTTGTAGAGGAGCTTTCGACACAGCTCCTCTTCAGTAGGAGTTGACGTCGATGGCCGGTACGAATGTCGCTTCCCAGTTCGCAAGCGATATTGAAAACTTTATCGCCGACGAAACACTTCCCCTCGCGAGGCGACAGTTGGTCGCCTACCAGTTTGGCGATCCGCTGACCTTGGATAAGGGTCGCGGAACCACCTACACCGCCACCCGCTACAATCGTCTGCCGCTGCCCAGTACGCCGCTTTCGGAAGGCGTGCCGCCGATTGGCGAGACGATGACCATCACCCAGGTCTCGGCGGTCGCCCAGCAATGGGGCGACAAGGTCACCATTACTGACGTCGCCGAGCTGACCATTAAACACCCGTTGTTTAAAAAGGGCATCGAACTGACCGCCCTGCAGTTGGCCGAGACCTGCGAGCGCAACACCATGAATGCGCTGATGGCGGGGACGCAGGTCAACTATGTCAATACCAAGGGCTCGCGCGCGGCGCTGGTTGCCGCCGATGTGCTCGATCCGACGACTGTGATTCGCACCGATGCCGCCCTTGAAACGCTTGGCGCGCCGCGATTCATGGGTGACGAGCAGACCGACATCAAGGTCGACGCCAACGCCGGAGGCAAGCGCGCCTCGGAGAACCCGCGCGCGATGCCGCACTACGCGGCGATCATTCACACCCTGGTAGTCGGCGACTTCCGCCAGAACGCCACCGTGATCACTGCATGGTCATATTCCGACCTGCACCGCCTGTACAACTACGAGGCGGGCGAGTGGTCGGGGATCCGCTTCTGCAAGTCGAATATGGTGCCGACGTTCACCGGCGTCGCCCAGGTCAACGGTGTGGCGGGGACGGCGGGCGCCCTGGCGACCGGCAACTACTTCATCATCGTCACCGGCTCTGACAATCAGAACGGCTATGAGAGCCGCATCTATCAGGTGTCCGGCGCCATTGCGGTGACCGGGCCGAACGGTTCGGTTTCGGTGACCTTGCCGAACATCGTCGGCTTCACCTTCAACGTCTACATCGGCACGACCGCCAGCCCGACCAATCTGGGGCTCAGCGCCTCGGGCCCCAGTCAGGGTCCGCTGGCCGGACAGGCGACGGGATTGGCG